CATTTCAATCAAGGTTACTAAAATTATTTACTAGAAAATACTTTCAGAGAAAATAAAAAAAGACCGCTCAAAATTTGAGCGGTTTTAGTGTAATTAAATTTTGAAAGCCTTTCTATGCTTTATTTTTATTTTGTAGTAATGAGCCCATCTGGCTCAATTGTGAATTCTGCTTTCTCAGCCAATCGGCCATCTTCAAGCATGAGGTAATATCCGCCATTGTATGGCACGAAGCAATCTGATTTCATATCGCCATTTTGAGCATCTAGGTAATACCACTTCTCGTAGTATTTCACCCAGCCAGTCTGCATGGCACCATCTGCGTTGAAGTAGTACCATTTGCCATTGATCTTCTTCCATCCACTATTGGCCATGTAGCCATCTTTGTCAAACCAGTACCAATTTCCATCTGTATGATGCAGCCATTGATTTGCGTACATATAGCCATTATCGTTGAAATAGAACCAGTTACCGTCGATTGCTTCAAATTTTGAAGTAGGGTAAGAGCCATCTTTACGACTCCACCACCACCCAGTATCATCATGTTTCCAGCCAGTCTGGTCTTCCTGTGGAGGTACGATATATCCTACAATCGAATTTACTGAACGTTCATAGTATCGACAAGGCCCACCAACGTCGAGATAGTCCCAGTTGCCATCAATATTTTGTTCAATGGTCTTAATGGTAGAACCGTCTGAATCTTCGTATACAAGTCCAGTATGGCCATAATTCACACCGTCTCCAGCGACAAAATTCTTAACAAAGAACCAACCAGCTTTTGGATATTGAGCGCCATAAACGACTTGTAAGCCTGCTGCTTCTGCTGAACGTAACAAGTCGATAGCGTTACCCCAAAGACGTGCGCCAAAGAACTTATAAACACCCATACACGTTAAATCAGCGCACTGGTATCCATACATGCCATCATAATCGACACCTGCTCCAGCGTCTGCTTTTCCAATAAAGAATTGGATCATTTCATTAATTTTACTCATTTATATTTTTCCTCTCTTATAGTTAAGTGATCGGCCAAGGATCATTTGTTACATAGGCTATAGACGATACTCGAATATCTCCAATGTCTTTATTTTCCGGTACAGGTTCTAAAAATTGGAACCTTAACTGATTACCGTCACCTTGTCCCCCTAAATACCAAGTTCCATACGGGACTCCTTTGTCATTAAAGATTTGACCTATTAGGGATGAAAATGAACGATAGCCGTATGGTATAGAACCCTGATTTAGTACGTACACGTTACGTTCCCGGTCGCTAGGCTGAGGGATATACCCCGGCGCTCCACGGCGCAGAATACCAAACCATCCCCAACTTAAACCACCGAATTGGTAATATACTGTATCGTTAATCCTGCGAATCTGTATATAAGATGCACCTAATTTAGAAACTACAGGTAAGGTTTTCCAACCTGTGTCACCATCTAATACCGCCCAGCCTTGGTTCCCGGAAGCAGTACGTTTAATCCACTTCAACGCACCATTAGTTTTACGAGTGTCGACGTATGTCTGTCCAAGAGTACCGTCGACCTTACCGTTCGGCATTCCCTCACCTACAAGTTCACTAGATGAGGTTGATGTAGATGGTGTAACTTGTTGTGCTGGTAAATTAACGCTTCCTCCACCGTCAGACAAAATGAGCGTGTTTCCGGATAAGGTCAATTTTTGCGGGATGCCCACACCGTCAGCACCTTTTGGACCAGTTAAACCAATAGGGCCTTGCGGACCAGTTTGTCCGATTGGTCCTTGTTCCCCACGCTCGCCCTTTTGTCCATCTTGCCCTCGTTCGCCTTGCAAACCTTGAGGGCCAATAGGTCCTTGAATACCTTGAATACCTTGTAAACCTTGCTGACCGGTCAATCCTTGCGGTCCTTGTGGTCCTATTGGCCCATGTTCGCCAGTTTCTCCTTTGTCGCCTTTTGGTCCGGGAGTTAGTGAGATATTGCGTAGTTCTTCTTTCGTAGCAAAACCGCTTGTGTCGATTTCAGGCTTAGCTTCTAATGCTGCCAATCGATTAATGATCTCTGAATTATCGTTTACAGCATTCCCGATGTGAACAGTCTTGAGGATTTCTTCTAGCTCTGCCCTGGTAATAATGTTCTCGACGTCTACGATACGACCTGTCTTCTGCTCAACGATAGGCGCAGTCTTAGACTTATCCAACTCACTAACTCGGACGTTGAATTGGAAGCTATAAACGTCTGCAGATTCCTCTACTTTTTCAAAATATACATATCCGACAACAGGCTCATCCATCGTTATCAATGATGTGTCAAATTTAATAGTGAAGGCATTCTCTTCGATTGTCGCTTTGACAGTTGAGTACCGTTTTGAACGCTTGAAGTAGAACAAACAGATGGCTTTGTTAGCAGCTAGATTCTCAAGAGTGAATTTGAATTCAGCGATGTTCTTATCCATACTGAAGAATTCTTGGTAAAGTCTATCCACATCTCTGTTATTCGATGTGATTTCAAGTTTCTTTTCAATGGTTTTCTTCAAATGTGACTCCTTTCTTTAAATTTTAAAAAAGAGAACCTAAAAAGGTTCTCTGATTTATTTTTCAGACCATGCGTCATTCATTTGCTTGACCGCAGACTCAATAAACGTGTCCATATCTTTATCAGTCATGCCAATATTGTACTTGTTCAATTCGGCACGGATTTTGATTCGAGCTTGTTCTAGCTTCTCTTCACCTTTGTAGCCTGTCTGAGTTGATACTTGCTCAACTGCGTTGACGGCATTTCGGGCTAAAATTTCGGCAATTTTAACGGCCTGCTCTCCGCCCTTTTTCACTAGGTATTCTTTAACCGCTTTGACTGCAATTCCAGTCAGGATGACAAGAATGCTAATTGCTGCATTGATGATGATTTCATTAATTTGTTGCATTATCTTTCTCCTTTATTTCAACTTCGATTTTATCTTTCTGATCAACATTAACTAGTAATTGACCAAGTTTTCTAGCATTATCTTTCTTAATTTGGTTGATGTAAGGTTTCAAGAATTCTGGGAATGCCCAACCAATCGCTTCCCAATTCTCAAGTACCGAGCCTAGATAATTAGCGATAAAGAACATTGTCCAGGTAATTCCTAACGGACGAACGCCCAACGAACGAGCATACATCGCAACAAGTAAGATGACTGTGAATACTACGAAATGACGAATCAAACCCATGGTTCCAATCTTACTATCAAATCGTTTAGTCTTAAATGCCTTGACATATCCTGTAACGATATCCAGGATCATCAGCCAAAAAAAGATGTGGATGTATGGACTAGACGAAAGGTTCTTTAGATGTTCAATAAGCTCATGAATTGGTAAATCTCGCATACGTCACCTCTTATTGAACAGGTTGAGTGTCTAGCTCGCTAGATTGTTTCTCTGGTTTTGGTTCAGTCCATTTCCAAATGCCTAGCTTTCCGTTTTGTTCAAGACTTGCTAGTTCTTCGAGCGTTTGTCCTTGATATGTGAATTCCTCGTTCACTTGGACCATGACACGTTGTCCTTCTTGGAATTTTTCGACATGATTCGGATTTTCAAGTGTGAAGATTTCTTGTGGTTTGTAAGTCTTGCCGGTTTGACCAAGGTCTACCAATTCAAGGCCACGCTTGAAAACAGTCGGGTCTAGCGGGTTGTCTGTATCTGTTACACGAGCAAGCACCGCCCAATCTGCGACGGCTTTTACTTCTGCGATTTTTGCATCTTTCTCAGCGAGCTTGACTTCATATTCTTGCGCTTGAGTTTGCAAATCTTCTTGAAGTTTTTTAACTCCTTCAGCTGGATTAAATTCAGTCGTTACTTGAGCAATGACTGCCTTAATCAAATCTTCATCTGACTCATTCACACGGTTACCAATCAGGACACGGTCAAATGCCGTGTACGGTGCATCTTGTCGAATTGCTACGAATGTTCTGTTGTTTTCTTGTAAGTATTTGTTAATGATTTTAAATGTCATATACTATTCCTTTTCTAATTTTTCTGCGATTTCGTCAAACAATTCTTTTAGTTTTTCATCTGATTGTAAGACTTTGTTTGCTTTAAAAAGTTGCTCTTGTGTTTCTTCAAGTTTAGCTTGTGCTTCTTCGTAAAGCGCCTTGTAGTTTGCGCATTCAATCGTCTTGTTTGCGAATTGAATTGCTATGTCGTTGATAACTTTGTCTGCTGTGTTCATAATTATCCTTTCATTATCTCCATCGAGGGTAATATCCTCTACTGTAATTTCCATCATGATCTAGGTTCCGGAAATTGTCATAAATGTTATCTAAAATATCAGAAAGACTAACCCCTTTTATAGTAACGTCATTCATCCCCGATAAAACTCTTGTTTCAGTATTAAGTGAAACGCCACCGCCTTGTGAATTAGGAATGAAGTCCATTATTTTACCATAAAATGTAATAGCGGTTTGAATGTTATCTCCTAAACGTCCGTTCCAAATTTGGAGGCCGGCAGAAGTATGCTCTATCCCCGTTCGACCGTTTCGGTTACTCATTAATTGGGTATATGCACTTGGAACTCCGTTAATTGAACCTTGACCGAAAATCAAGAATTGCATAGGTTTACCGTCAAATCTGTTTCTGATTCCTACTGCTTCTTGGTTCATTTCAATCCAACCGCTCTGTAAGTCGAATATGGTTTGTCCGTTTAGCGAGGAAATTCGTCCACCTTTGATGTGATTTCCTGTGAAATCAATAGACTGTATCTTGGTAATCGTCGCTTGTTTCGCAAACAACTCATTGATGAATGCTTGTTGTGAAACTAGTCTTTGGATGAATGCAGTATCAAATTTAACCTTCTCGGCCGTTACTGCTTCAGCTCCTAAAATGTTGGTAGTCACTGAGCCAGCTTCAAAGTTGGCCGTTTTGAGTTTATCAATCATAGCTGACTTGATAACCGCATTATCGATCAGCGTTTCTCCTGAGATGTGAGTAGCTCGACCAATGATACGGTTGTTCCCGTTAGCAGCAAAATTGATACCGTTGATTATGTCGCCTGCGCTATTCAAATTATTGATAGCGTATGATCCAGCAACTTGAGTTTGAACCGTTTTAACGGCTTCCTCAGTATCTTCGGGCGCAAGCGTGAATGAAGTTGCTTGGCTTCCAGTTTCTAGCTTGATTTCTGAGATATAAAGGTTGATTGTCTTTCCTTGTTGACCGTACAACATCAAATTAATTTCATCAATATCGATTGGTAGCTCGAAGTTTAAAGTGATTTTCTTATAAACACCGCCAGTTATTTCATTATTTTGGATACTCATCCACTTTTGTGATTTCAAAACACCATTTTGTCTATAATGCAAACCGACATCAATTCCTGAGAAAGTGCTATCTCCGTCTTTTGAAATCAAAAAAGAAAGTGTGATTTTGTCAGATTTTTTTAGCACGATTTTGAATGTTTGTTGCAACCCAAAATAACGTTCATTTATAGAAGAACCATAAATATGCACGCCTGCTTTATTTCGATTTTGCATTGAATGTTCATAATTGAAATGAAGCCCAGCAATGTTTGACTCTCTCCAATTCTTTGAACCCTCTCGAAAATCAGCATTTCTGACATAATTTCGACTGTCTCCTACATTTTTAGCGACTTCAACTTGAAAGAGTTGACTTGTCATAGCCATACGGGCGACATTATCAGCGATACCGTTATCGGTATTCCCTAAAATTCGCTCGTAGAGTTGAGCCGTTTCTCTAACACGTTGAAAATCAACCTGATTGACCTTGCCAGCCATTTGACTAGCGATATTAGCGAATCGCCCGTCAATACCTTGCTTGTAATCGGCCAGTTTGATTTCGTTATCTCGTTTGAGGCTTTCAAAGCGTTGGTTAACGCCTTCGACATTTTCAAGGTAAGTGCTTTTTGCGACGAATCCATTTGCGATTGTTTCACGAATAGCGCTTGTCTTCTCGTCTGTTTCTTCTTTGACATACTTTTTCAATTCGGTTTGAGCAGTCGATAATGCGCCACCAAGTTCAGCGTTAGTAATAAATTGGCTATATGCTTGTTTTTTGAAATTATCAAGATTTTGTCTTGTTGTATCAACTAACCCTTTCACTTGCTCTGCTAAATCAGAGCTTGTGCCAGCCTTTTTTAAGGCTTCTTCTGCTTTTGCTTTGGCTTCGTCAAATCCAGCTGGGCTGAAATCTTGAAACCTTCTGTTGATTTCTTCAGATAACGCACGTTTATCTTCTTCGGTTTTAGCTTTGATGAGCTTTATTTGATCGCTAAAATCTTGGTTGATTTGGTCAACCTTAGCGTCGAACCCTCTATCTGCTTCTTCAATTTTATTTTGAAGTTGAGCTTCAAAGTTATCAAATTGTAAAATCTTTTTCGTTATGGTCCCGGCATACGAATACTGCGCATCATTGCCAGCTTTACTGTCGGCACTAATACGGCCACGTAGCCCACCTTTGAAGTTGAAAGATTGACTCAAAACTGGAGATTTGAACGTCTCCCCTGTATTGGTTTTGATGGTCACCCACTGGCCAACATCAAGTAACAGATGCCCTTGATAATTCAAGCTAAACGGATAGTATCTGATATCCTTGATATTGTGATAGAGGTTATCTAAGGCAGACTGGTGCATCAACACATTCTCAATTTCAAGAGAACGACCTGTACGCAATCCAACCGTGAGTGTTTCTTTATCCTTTTTACAAGTTATCCCTGCGATTTGATACTCAATCTCGCTTTTGGTCAAACCATGCATAAAGTAACTATCTGCTGTAATCACGATACCTGAGTCGGTCAACTCTTTGATTTCAAGTTTTCCTTCTCTGTTAAAAAAACAAGACATCCCAAGGATTTGAGTCGATAAGCTCAAAACATCTCGAAATGTCATTTTTTTATTTTCAGGCACCTTGCCAATTTGATAATTCATAGATGCAACATCCATGATTTCGTTGGCAAGTTTGATGCCAGTTTTTAAACAAATTTCTTTGATTACATTTTTAATATCTGCTGGATAGGTTAGGTCTGTGACATATTCACGGTTCAACTTAAACATGCCATCCATGAGTTCAAGTTCGGTTGTTTTACGATTTCGGTCGATTTCAATGTCGTTGATAAAGTATTCGCCCATTTTAACCCATTCATAGGTTCCGTCGACTAAAAGACCAATCTCTGGGTAAATTTTATCTAACTTTCTAAACGATGTGATCACGCTCGCAAAAACAATCTTGGCACTACCTGCGCACGTTCCTCCTGGTTTGTAGGCATCACCTTTGATATAGCCATAATCAAAACTAGCCTCGTTGATGTCTCTAGATTGATACTGTCCTACTCTAATAGCAAGGGTTCGGTTTTTAGCAAACATCGCTTCATTGAATTTCTGTCGTCTGA